GACCAGGCCGGGGTGTGGTGGTCGACACCACCGCCGGTCCCGGCCTGGTCGATGTGGTGACCGCAGGGGTTGTCACCCCGGCGCGTCTCGACACCGACCTTGTCGTGTATACCGGCGAAACCGTGGCTGTGACACCATCGGCGGCTGGGATGCTGTGCGTCACCGGTGTGGTGTCGTGGCGTCCCACCTCCGGTGTGGCGGCATCCACGGTGGACGACACGGTGCAGGTGCGCTGCGGCCACCCCGACCTGGGGGGTTGCACGGTCACCTGCCGCATGTCTGGTGCGATCAAGCCGGGCAGCCCGGTGGTGATAGTGTGGACGGCCGCCGGCCCGGTTTCCGTCCCGGTCAACAGTGCCGAGCCTGTGCAAGACCCGATCGCGTGGGACAACGACCCGGGCATGCCGGACACCGTGACTGTTCCCGAGCCGGATGTGCCCGAGCCGTCTGAGGTGGGGGTGCGCCCGTCGTGGTGGACGGGTGAAAGCAATGTTGGCAGCGCGGTCACATCGGGTTTACGCCTGTCACCCGATCAGAATGTTGTCCTCCGCTACGAGATGCCGCCCATCGACTGGGCTGGCCGTGTGACGTTGACGGTTCAACGCACCCGTGAGGGGTCCTCCCCGTCCCCGATCATCATCAAACTGGCCGATGTCAACGCCGCCGGGAAAACAACAATACTGGATATGGATGTGAAAACCGGCTCGGTGTCTCCGGGGGAAACACTATTTTTCGACATGCCACAAGACATGGCACAGGTGTTGACGTCTGGCGCCGTCAACAGTTTGGCACTATCAGCCGCCCAACCTTTGCTCATCGAATCGCCCGCCGTCAACATATCGTCCGGTGTTCTCACATTTATCAAGGAGAGTTAATGTCTGGTCGCACGAAACGCGGATATCCGTTTCCGAACATGGATGATGCCGACAATGTTCCCGCCGACATGAAAGCGCTGGCTGAGGCCATCGACAACGACATGTCCACTGCAGCCCAGGAGGCGCACCACGCAGACACGATCGCCAAAAGCATCGGTGTCACCCGGGCAGAAATGGGCAGCCACACCCAACCATTCCAAGGATCCACATCCTATGTGAAAACCGTGGTTTTCGCGAAACCTTTCAGCAGCACACCGATAGTGTTGGCAACGAAAACGTCTCTGGCCGGCGGCACACAAACAGTCGCGGTGTCCGCAATCGACATTTCCACCACCGGGTTCTCGCTGGCGTTCCGCGTCGTCGATAACAACAAGCTGAATGGTGTTTCCGTATCAGCGAATTGGGTGGCGCTCGGATCGTGACAGCCGAAGACTTCAACATGTACGGGCTGGCTTTCGCCGCCATTTTGACAGCCGTGGCCACATTGATCGGTGCCCTGCATCAGGGTGTCAAGACACGATCGGATGTTCACATGCTGCACCGCCAGTTGAATCATGAGATGAAACCGAATCATGGCGGGTCTTTGCGTGATTCGAATGATCGTATCGAGGAGAAGCTGGGCACGATCAGCACCTCGCTGGACAGGCAGGCGGATGCGTTGCGCCGTGTCGAGGGTGAGCAGCGTGGCATGGCGAAGGACATTGGCCGGCTGGCTGACACCGACATGGATTTGCGCCGGGATGCCCACGATGCACACACCCGGCTCGATGACCGTCTGACACGTCTGGAGAGAGGCACGCAATGAATGTTGTGACCAACATGCAGGATTTGACCGATGAGGATTTGGCGGACACGTCACGGGCGCTGATGGCCGAACTGGATCATCGCCGTGCCGTGGCTGCACTGCATCGTCAGGTGGAGGACGATATTCGCGCCTACCAGATGGTGTCTGGAATCACCAGCACACGAGGAAAACGTCCAGATGGCACGTGGCCGGAATGGGTACAGCCTTCAGGAGTGCAAGACGCATATTTGGAGGGCAGCCATGTCTCCCACAACGGCCGGGTGTGGCTGTCGTTGACGCCTGCGAACGTGTGGGAGCCGGGGGTGTCGGGCTGGCGCGCCGAGGCCACCCCCGACGGGCATGGCGATGTGAGGCCTGCCGACTGGGTGCAGCCCACCGGTGCCCACGACGCCTACAACACAGGTGACCGGGTGATGTTCAACGGGGACGTGTGGGAATCCACCACGGACGCCAACGTGTGGGCACCCGACGTCTACCCGGACGGCTGGAGAAAGGTTGAACAGTGACACATGCAGCATGGTTTCCGCCCGCCAACCGGACGGCACAAAATTATGAGTCCGCCGTGCCCAGGCCCAAACAGCAGAAGATTAACGTGCTGGTGTTGCACACGACGGAGGGTGGTGGCTGGCCGGGATTCGGCGGTGGCCGCAAGGCACCGAACCTCACCTTGAACTGCACCTCGGGTAGGCCGCAGTGGCGTCAGCATTGGCCCCTGCCGTGTGCCTCGATGGCGCTGAGGCAGCCGTCCGGGTCTCCGTCGACCAACCGCATGAACGTGTGCCAGGTGGAGCTGGTGGGCACCGGCGGCTGGGCCACGAGAGCCAACCCCCGCCGCGAATACACGGTCAGTGGTCCTCACACGGATTGGACCCGGCCCGACGACATGATGCTGCGTGCCGTGGCCGATCTCATCGCATGGCTGCACCGGGAGTGGGAGCTGCCCTTGACGGCCCCGTGGCTGTTCGGGGATTGGACGGGCAACCACAACCATCGCATGACCGCCTCGGAGTGGTCACGGTTCACCGGGGTGTGTGGCCATCAGCATGTGTGGGGCAACGACCACACCGATCCCGGCGCCTTTCCGATCGCCCGCTGTCTGGCGATGGCACGTGGCGGCTCCACGCCTGTCCCCCGCCCTGCCCCTGCAACCCCGAAACCCAAATCGATCGACCCAACCGAAGGAGACGAAACAATGCACGGATGCTGGTATCACCCGAACCCCAAGGACAAGAACACTCGCGTATACCTGCTGTTCAATGAGGTGTCTGGCTTCTACCACGAGTTTTCCAACGGCACGGGTAGGGGCGCTTTGTCGGCTGGCTATGTGAATCCGATCGCCAAGAATTGGGACACGAAGGCTTGGCCTGAGATCACCGCCGGACACGCCAAGGCCGTCAAGCATGGCTGCGACCTGGTGCGCAAGGGGGCCTGAACATGTGGCAGATCGACAAGACGATTCCCCTGTCTGCACGCCGCTGGATCTACGGGATCGCCACCGCAGTGATTCCGCTGCTGATCGCCTACGGTGTGGTCGATGATCAGACCGCCCCGCTGTGGGTGGCTCTGGTGGCTGCCGTGCTGGTGCCAGGCATGGCGACGGCTGCGACGGTGCCGTCGAACGCCTCGGTGGTGGTCGAGCCATCCGATGATCCCCAGCCAGAGGCTGTCGAGGATGGCCCTGCCGTGATCGATGAGGAGGCGGCTCCACGCCGCGCCGCCCCGGTGGAGGAAGTCTGATGTCCGAGCCGAAACTCCCCGAGGAGTATCGCTTTGGTCTGGTGACAGCCCGGGCGATCCGGGCCGTCGGAGACATGGGGCCAGAGGATGACCCCTACCCCGACGGACCACCGGTGAAGCTGGATAGGGCGGTGACGTTCACCCCGGCCGACCGGTGGCGTCTGGTGCCCGGCGACCCGTCGCAGCGTGTCATCCAAGAGGCGATCGTCGCCGACTTCGACGCCGACGGATTTTTGAGCTTGCATGGCCAGGCCGGCTTGTGGCTTTACGCCGGTGTGTGGCATGTGCGGTTTGCCGACGAGCTGGGCTGGGATGGCATCGACATTCAGGTCACCGCCGAGCACACCCGGGATCATCCGCTGGATTTGTGGACGGCGGCGGGATTTGTGCCCGCCCCATCGGTGACGGTGACGACCCTGCTGGTGCCTGCCTCCGTGGCCGACGGGGATGTGCTCATCCGTGAGGGTGATCATGTCACTGGTGTGCCCCAATCCACGTTCACTGGTCCTCCCGGTCCTCCCGGGCCACCGGGTCAGCCGTCGACATTCACCGGGGCAGGCCGGGGCCGACCGGACATGCCCGACACCCTCGACGCCGCCGGGCGCAGCTGGGTGGCATCCGCACCGGTGGGTGCCGTGTGGTGCTCCACCGATGGCGCCGGGGTGGGTGCATGGCAGTGGCAGAAACTCCCGTCCGGATGGGGCGTGTCCATGGGAGACACTGGGGTGGTCAACCAGACCAGCAACCCGGCGTTCATCTCGGCACTCACGTCGCCGGACGGCACCCTGCAGCTGTCCTCCGATGCCTTGATCACGGCGCGGCGCATCGGCTCGCTGGTGATCCTCAACACCACCCTGAGGCACACCCGGAACGTGTCGTCGGTCACCGCCGCGGGGATGCCTCAAGGGTGGCGTCCGCGGATTGCCTGTTCCACGCCGGCGCTCACGGCGTCCAGCAGGGACGTGTGCAGGCTGTTCCTCAACTCTGGTGGCAACCGCTCGTCCATGACTGGTGATGTCGTGGACAATCTGGAGGTGCATGCGGTGTTCGATACGGATGATCCGTGGCCGACCAGCCTCACATGATTCCATGATCTCCTGTCGAGGATCACTCTCCCCCGGGATGCCCATTCGGGTGTTCCGGGGGTCTTTTTGTGTCTCTGGGGGTGCGCCCCACCAGATCGCTCACTTTTTATGATCGTTTCTGGCAATGAGTTGACACAAGCTGTCAGAGGTGGCAGTATTAGTCATGTCAGCAAGACAAAACCCCCGCGAGGCGGCAACCTCCGGGGGCACGGACAGAGAAAGGACCTCTGACATGACCAAGAATAACACCTACGCCTTCCGCGACCACGCCATCGAGTGCGAGATCGTCGTCCCGATCGAGGCATCCGGGGTCGTCCCTGACGCCCGCGCCCAGTTCGACGTCGACGCCATCGCCGACGAGGTGCTCGGCGGCTACTATGACGGATTCGCCTGCAAGGTCGATGAGGAGCGCTTCTGGGAGATCGTGGAAGCCCACGAGATCGCCGATGGTGATCATCGGATCATCTGGGGTGGACCAGACGACGACGGAATTCAGACTGCACGGCTGATGCGATGGAGCGGTGATGAGGACGGCTTCATCGAAATCGACTCCGAGACGATCGTGAGCAGTGAGGAGGAAGAACCCTACGCCGCCGCCGAGACCACCTTGGAGGCACGCAACGGCCTTCACGATGTGACCAGCATCTGGTTCCGCTGACCACCACAACTACAGAGGGGGTCGCCTCCATGGCGGCCCCTCATCGACAGAGAGGAATCGAATCATGGCTCGACCTGTCATCCATGCAGCCATCCCAGAGGAGCTGGCCGATTGGATCACCCGCCGCGAGGAGCTGAGGCAGGGCCCCCAACCCTTGTCGAGGGCATCCGTCTCGGAGCTGCAAACCTTCCATGACATCATGACCGCCGAACTCACCCGCCACCGCTGGAGTCTGGCAGAGCTGGAGATCATCGCCCGATCCACGATGGGCACCCCGCCCGGACCCGGCGTGCCAACCACCGTTGGTGCGATGTTCGCGGCGGTCTACGACGCACGCCGCCTGGGAGAGGTGGCCGACGACGACGCCACGGCGGCGCTGCTGGACAAGCTTGGCGATCTGTCACCAGCCAGTGACGTGGCCTTGGAATATGCGGTGGCCGCGTGGTGGAGCGGTGACCACCAGAACACGGCCGCCGACTGGGCCACCGTCGGAATCATCGTCAACAACGACTGACCCAGCCACATGACCCCCGGAGCCGCCTTGGCGTCCGGGGGCCTTTTCGTGTCTCGGGAGGCAGTTCTACCGGTGTCCGATGTTCTACCAATGTTCTACCGATTTTCCGATGATCGGTGTTTGCCCTAGTCAAACGGGCATAGAAAGCTCCCCCGACTGGACTCGAACCATCAACATACGGGCTACCGAGGATGTATCGCGATTCCCCACCTGACTAGGAGAAACGCTCTCTGACTAGGGGTGATGCGGCGCGTCTCAGGAATCCCACGGTGGTGAATGAGGGGAACAAAGTGACTAGAATGGTGTCAGATGTTCTACCAATGTTCTACCAATCCGGGGTGCCATGAGCCGAGCCAGAACTTTCCGACGCCGCTCCACCATCGGAGCCATCTGGAAGCACCGCGAACGATGGGCAGCCAAATACAAGCGCAACGGCGTCTGGCACACCCCGGGTCGCACCTTCACCACGGCAAAGCTGGCAGACGACTGGCTGTGTGACGAGCAACGCCTCATCGACCGAGGCGAGTGGACACCACCAGCCGACCGCCGCCGAACCGCCCGGATCGACTCGACCACCTTCCGAGACTATGCGTCGCGCTGGATAGACACGCGCCTCAAGAAAGGCCAGCCGCTCGCAGAATCCACCCGGCACGAATACCGCCGCTACCTCGGCTACCTCGGCGACATCGGAGACGAACCTTTGGCGGCAACAAGACGAGACGACTGGCGCGAATGGTATGGCCAGTTGTGCCCAGACAAACCCGTCCAACGAGCACGTGTATACGCCTTCGTGTGCTCCGTGCTCGCCTCGGCCGTGGATGACGAGCTGATCCCTGCCAGCCCCCTGAAAATCAGGGGCGCCTCCCGGGCAGTCAGCGACAAAACCAACCTTCGGCTACCCACCGCCGCCGAAATCGATGTGATAGCCGACCACATGCCGCCCGACACCAGGCTTGCCGTGCTGCTGGCCGCATGGTGTGGTCTGCGCGCCGGTGAGATCATCGCCCTGCAGCGCCGCGACATCGACTTGGAGGCCCCGTCGGTGACCGTGGCCCGGGCCGCATCCCGCGCCGGGGCACAGTGGATCGTCAAGGCACCCAAATCCGAGGCAGGACGGCGCATCGTCCCCATGCCCGGTTTCCTCGTCGCCGAGGCTAGGCAGCATCTTGACCGCTGGACTGGTCCACGACGGGATGACTGGGTGTTTCCTGCCGACGATGGCGGCATGCGCACCCATGCCGGGCTGATCGGCACCCGAGGCGGACGCTACAAGGACGGCCGTCCGAAATATCCCACCCGCTACTGCAAGGCCATCGATGAGGCAGGTCTGGGATGGGTGACGTTCCACATGCTGCGGCATTTTTTCGGCACACAGGTGACATGGCAGGGCGCAGGACCCAAGGATGCCATGGCGTTGATGGGGCAATCCACCATGTCTGCGTGGCAGCGCTACCAGCACACCGACCCGCAGCGGCAGCGTGAACTGGTCGCCGCCCTGGACCAGCTGCACACCGGCGACACCACTGCTGCCCCGGAGTTTTCGGGTGACCTGCTGGGGCGTCTCACACCCGGCCAGATCGCCGCCATGATCGACACTCTCAGCGACGCCGAGGCCGCCGAGCTGCTGGCAGGGCTTCCCCCAGAGCGCCTCGCAGACATATGGCGGGCAAGACGCACATAAAAAGCTGCGGCCCCCGGGAGAAGAAGCTGTAATCTACATCAATCGGCTGTTCAGGGCAGCGGCGGTGGTGTCACCAGATAAAGGGTGGGAATCTACTCCGGTTATCCCGGAATCGCCTTCAATCGTGGTTTGACTAGGGGTTTTACGCCGGGATAGTGAGAGGGTGTTATTCCGGCTTATCCCGGCTATTCCGGTGGAGAGGTCGAGATCGCCGGGATTACCGGAATTCGCCGGAATAACGTCCTGTTTTATTCCGGCGGTGTTTGCCCTAGCTAGAGGCCGGTTTTGGTCGTTTCCGGGATAACCGGGATACTTTCCCCCCTTTTGTCTCGTGACATGGTCGATGGTCCAGGACAGTGAGTGCGTCGCAGGGTCCTCGCGGTGGTCGACCTGCCAGCCGATGGAACGCAGGGCTGGGGAATGCCGCTTCAACAACCTCGACACGCCCCGGCCGCTTTGGGGCCAGTTGCTGCCCTGATGGTTGCAATGACGCAACTCGACCAGATCGAGCAGACTTGCGGCGCTCCCAGTGAACGGTTCCGTGATGGTCCCCGGATCAATGAGGGCGGCCATGAACGGGGACGCCATGAGCGACTCGCGGGCCATGAGGCTTGCTTTGTCGCGATAGCGTTGCATTCCAGCGGTGTCGTAGGCCTGATCGAGGCAGGCCAGCAGGTGGGAGAAGTCAGCCATTCTTGAATAGGTGTCAGCCTCGACATGAGGGGCAAACTTGAGATAGTTGGCTACCCCAGATACACTGGACATGATCGTCAACAGATCAGCTACACTGGAGTCGTGCAGCTTTTTGCCCCCCGCGTTCAGCCCGGCGCGGGGGGTTTCATGTGTCTGGGTCATCTCAGGCGACCCTCCGAACGAGAGCAGCTACATCGGTAACGGTTGGATCCTTCAAGGCTACAGTTGGTGCCGACGGTAATAGCAGGAGGACCCACCCAAAAATGGGCGAGTCCTCCTAGGGTCCTCCCGGCCGCCTATCCTCCGAGGTCTGTCATTCCATGAGCAGGCTACGAACAGCATAGCGCGAGTGTCATGACAGATGCTTCACAGCATAATCTGCTTCAGACTGCGTGAACTTTTCCCCATGCTCGCTGGTCAGTTGTTCGCGGATACGCGACTTGGACATATGCTCTATCGACCGGTAATCCTCAGCCATCGCCAGGGCGTTCGCCTTCCAGTCAGCATCGACATTCTTGATGGCATATTTAGCGGCCGCCGGGTCGAAACGTTCTCCATGCTGGCTGGTCAGCTGGTCGTACAGACGGGCTTTCGACATGTGCAGTTTGTCTGAGTATCCCTGAGCCATCTCCAGAGCATTTTCATACTCGGCTGGCACCGTTGGGGATGGACTGTCAAAATCGCTCGGGATGGCGCTAGCCATCGCCTGCCATTGTTCATCAGTGATGTCGGTGGCCTCGCTGGTAGCTGTCTCGGAGGGGATGGCCTCGGCAGTCGTGCTGTCGTCTGGATGAAAGTGGTCATCCGACAAGGCCCCGGTCTGGCTGGGTGAGTGGCATCCTGTGAGGGCGAGGCATGTGCAGGCGGCAAGGGCGGCAAGTTTACGGGCATGCATGAAGGTGACTCCTAGGTAGTCAGGCTGGGATGTGGTTGAGCATGGCGCGTTCAGCGTCAGCCAGTGTGGTGAGTCGGTCGGTGAGGACATCCTCGGTGACCCACAGCTCCTCGGAGGCGGTGGACATATCGACACCGCCAGCCAAGGCTGATGCCACCGCGTCGATGTCTGGCAGGAGACGCCGGGCGGTGACGTCACGGACGCGCCGTTCGCCGGCCCATGTCACATCCACGACCAGCTCCAAATCGATGTGTGCGAGTTCGTGGGCCAGTGTGCAGCGGCGTTCCCGGATGGTGAGGCCGTTGGCGATCCAGATGTGCTGCCCGTCGGTGGCACCCCATTGTCCTGGGGGCAGGCCGCCCCAGCACAGGTCGAGTTGGGGCCGGCTGGTGAGGTCGGCCCACGGGTTAGGCAGGGTCATCTCCCCACTCCCTCTCCTGAAGTTCCCGTTCGGTGAGATGACCGACATCATATGCCGCCATCTTGCTGAAGTTGGGAGATTCCGACTGGTTGTGCAGACGACTGATTTTCAAGGAATCGTCATCCCGCAATGCCGCATTGATCTGCAGCTGTGGATCCATGCTCATTAAGTCGTGGCCGTCACCGCTGGTAGCCGTGCGAGCCAGATCGATGGGGTCCTCGACGCCGAGGGTATGGGCCAGAGGAATGAAAATCTCAGGCGTCAGAGTATCGATCCCTTGGCATGCGGCTGCCACATCACGCCGATTCAATCCAGCTGCATCAGCGACATGATCTAAGCCGCCATGCGATGGCAAGGCTTGAGTGAACCATCCAGCGATAAAGCGGGTGCCGATCTCCACGTTTTCAGGTTCTGCCGTGTCGAGGATATGAGCGACCATCCCATCGTTGAGCAGCACCCCTGGGTCGAGATCGAGGGCATGGCACAAAGCGAGGAGGGCTTCCAGAGTGATTGCCTGTTCGCCCTTAAGGCTGTAGAGGACGCCACTCTTGGAGAGTCCGGTGCGTTCCGATAGATCGTCGTATGTGAGCCCGGCCTGCTCGCGCTTCGTCTGGAGTGCAATCGCGATGTAACGCGTCGCAGCGCCAACAGCCTTACGTCTAACCATGTGTCTAGAGTCGCAAAATTAGGTCTGATATGTCAACTTCGTTCTGCATGTTGTACTTGGTCTAAAAAGCGACTATGGTTCCTCACATGAACCCCGAACAAGACACTCGAGGGCTGGCAGCAGCAGAGATTCGCGCCGCCGTAGCTCGCAAGGGAATCCCATACGGAGAGCTATCCGAGAAGACGGGCATCGAACGCACCGTCCTATCTCGCAAGATGCGAGGCAGTACCCCCTTCGGCATTGAAGAGGTCATCTCCATCGCTCAGGTCATTGGTGAGCCACCTATGGCCCTCGTCAACGCAGCCGCCTACTCGGCCATCTCATCTCAGAACGGAACAGCAGCATGACCAGCAACATTCAGCCATTCACCTACGAGGATCATACGGTCCGCGTCGTCACCATTGACGGTGAACCGTGGTTCGTTCTCGCCGACCTGTGCAAGGTGCTCGACCTAGCAAAACCGTCGCGTGTCGCCATGCGAATAGCGGACGACATGAAGGGTGCTCATCTGATGAGCACCCTTGGCGGGGACCAGGAAATGACCATCGTGTCTGAGGCGGGCATGTACGAAGTCGTCATCCGATCCGACAAGCCGGAGGCAGTTGCCTTTCGACGCTGGGTCACCTCAGAGGTTCTCCCCTCGATCCGCAAGCACGGCGGCTACCTCACCGATCAGAAGATCGAAGACATCCTCGACAACCCGGACACGATCATCCAGCTGGCCACCAAGTTGAAGTCCGAACGCGCCAAGCGCGCCGCCTTGGAGAAGCAGGCCGCCATCGACACCCCCAAGGCCAGATTCGCCGATGCCGTGTCCGCATCACACACATCCATCCTCATCGGCGATTTGGCGAAACTGCTACGTCAGAACGGCTACGAGATCGGCCAGAACAGGCTGTTCGAGATGCTGCGACGCGACGGCTACCTGTGCAGCGCAAAAGGAGGCATGTGGAACATGCCCACCCAGAAGGCCATGAACCTTGGCCTGTTCGAGGTGAAGGAAACCACCATCGTGCATTCCGACGGCCACGTGTCGATCTCGAAAACCACCAAGGTCACGGGAAAGGGCCAGGTGTATTTCGTCACCCGTTTCCTGGACGGTCGGCTCCCCAAAGGCATCAACGAGGAGGCAGCATGAACCGCGAGGAAGCCGCAAACAGTTTCAATACAGTATACAACTCCATCGACCGAGTATTCAACGAGTTGTGTTTTGAACACAACGACCGGACTGCACAGGATGTCGACCATCTGCTGATCAGCGTCCTCAGCCTCATCGAACTTGCGGAATGCATGGTGGAGCGCGTCTCCGATGAAACGTGGCAGGCGACACCATGAAAACAAAAACACTCGCCTTTGCCGAATATTTGACTGACACGTATGGCCGGTGGATGACCTACTCTCAGGCGGCGAAAGAACTCAACTGCTCGGCACGTCATCTGCGCCATTTGACGGAGCGTGGACAGCTGGCCTGCTGGACGATCGGTGACACGCAGGCGCTGAGGCTGAAGACCGCAGATGTGGCCGCCCTGATGAGGAGAGTCGCATGATCAACGGTTACGCCGCTGACATCGTGTTCGTCGTCGTGTGTCTCATTGCTCTGGCCATCGCATTGAAGCACACCGACTGACCTGAAATCAAAAACTGTTCATGCCCCTACAGGGGTGCCTTCAGTGCACCCAAAAACGGAGAAACAATGCACGAATACAAGGATCATTGGACCGCCGAATACATGTACCAGATACGACACATCTGCAATCAGATCGCCGATGTGCAGGTGGCAATGGAGAAGCTGCAATCCGACCTGGACTACGACAATCCCGGCGGCGCATCGAAACAGCTGGAGGAGTCCTGCCTGCTTCTCGGTGTTGCCATGGAGGAGCTGCACCGGGTCGACAGGCATGTGCGCCGCGTCATCGACGCCATCTCTGGGGAGGCGTGATGAGACTCAACCCCTGCCGACTGTTGACGGTCGTGTTTGCCGTGTGTGGCCTGGGCGAGTGTGTCGTCGGTTTGGCCGGCTGGTTCAACGACCTGCCCCATGCGCTGGCCATCGCCCTGTTCTGCACCCTGGCGGCCGCCTGCTGCCATCTGCTGGACCCTGCGAGGCTGCCATGACGCTGTACATCATTCCCCAAGCCGCACAGATCCATCGGATCAACCGCTCCCGGCTGGATCTCGCGATTCGTCGTGGACGGCTCGCCACACACGGCACCAACTCCGATGGTGCACCGCTGGTTGAGTCGTCGGAGGTGGCCGCCCTGCTCGGCTCCCGGTGGGCACGCCCGGATCACCGCCACGACGACCTGTGGGATCGGGCGGTGTGCCGCAAACCCGGCATGGACCCGGAAATGTGGTTTCCCGAGGACGCCGACGTGGGCACCCAGCATGAGGCGATCCGGCTGTGCCATCAATGCCCACTGGCCATCAACTGCCTCGAAATGGCGATGGATTTGGAGCCGCCCGGATACAAGATGCGCGCCGGGATATTCGGCGGCACAACACCTCAGCAACGCTACCGCATAGGCCTATCGAGAAAGGACACGAAATGACCATCAACCATCGCATGGATGCCGAGGCAAGGTTTCTTGTCGACAACATGGAGCCATATGAGATTGACATGTTGCGTGAGGAGGTGCGGGTTGCCCGGGTGCGAGCCGATCTTGCCCGCAACTTCCTGTCGCTGGATGACACCCCGCAGATGTGGCGCATGGCCACCTGCGCATCAGACATGCTGAACCAGCTCTTCCACTATCTGCCCAAACCGGACGATCCGGGCGACGAGTCGGATGAGGGGTGCGCGGCATGACCCGGCATGCGAAAGACGCCGTCCTCATCGGCAAGGAGGTCGACGGCACCAAGGCTTGGCATGACCTGCGCCGCTCAGGTGTGGGAGGCTCAGACATCGCCAAAATCCTCGGCGTGTCACCGTGGGGCGACGCCTACAGCCTGTGGTGCGAGAAGACCGGCGACGCCACGCCACAAGAAAAAGCCAGCCCACTGATGGTGGCCGGACACTACACGGAGTTGGGAGCCCACGCCTGGTATGTCGACGAGCAGCTTGAGGAAGGGCTGTTCCTGCGCAACACCCACACGTGGGCCCACAAGGATCGACGCTGGCAGCACGCCAACCCAGACCGCATCGTCAGCACGAAAAAATCGGACGCATCGATTACGGGAATTGTCGAATTCAAGTATTCCCCAGCCCGGCCCGAAAAGTGGGGTGCGGACGGCTCGACGGATATCCCCAAGGACTATTGGTGCCAGGTGCAATGGTACATGTCCACATTCGGTGTCGACTGGTGCGATGTTGTCGCCTTGTCGACGTGGGGATTCCGCTGCTACCGCATCGAGGCCGACCACCAATGGCAGGAGTATGCGGTAGCCGAGGCGAAGCGCTTCTGGGACTGTGTGCAGCTCGGATTCCCGCCGAACTGGACCCCCAACCAGTGGTCCTATGCGGCCGACCGCCGCCGCCACCCCGACATCGACCCGGACAAGACGGTCACCATCGACGACACGTCGATGCTCGACGCCATCACCGCAGGGATCAACGCAGACCAAGCAGTCAAGGAATACACGGCCAGCCACAAGCCCGACATCGAGCAGGCCAAACAGGTTCTGGCCCACCTCATGGGGGACGCGAAAACGGCAGTCTCCCCGTCCGGGGAAACCCTGGCCACCCGCCGCGCCCGAGGCCAGGGAAACCCCTACGTCACGCTGGCGAAAGGACAGCAATGATTGATTACCGAAATGATTTCACACACCGGATCGTGTACCAGTGCGGGTTTTGCCGCATGGACCACATGGTGAAGGTTCCCCCCGAAACCGTCTACTACTACATTCGCCGCGACCACGTCTTGGATATGCACTTCGGGTTGTGGCGAGTCATCCCCCAAAAACCACACTTCATGGTGTGCCCCGACTGCCTCAAAAAAGGAGTACTGACACATGTCCACTGAACTCGAACGCCAAAAATCATCCGACCTCGCCATTGCGTCGGATCAACACGGCTTCACGGATCGCCAAAAAGCCGCCCTGAAGCAAATCAACGTCGAATGGGCAACGGAATCTGATCTGGAAGTCTTCTTTCATCAGTGCAAAAGGTCTGGGCTTGACCCGTTCAGCAAACAGATTTACATGATCTCCCGCCGCCAGAAGCAGGGAGGAGAATGGGTCGACAAGCCCACGATCCAAACAGCAATCGATGGATACCGTCTGATTGCACAGCGATCCTCCCGGGAACGTGGAGTCCTGTTTTCCATGGAAGACACGCTATGGGCAGACCCCAATGGGGCTTGGCATGATGCATGGATCTGGCCTGAACCCCCAGCCGCTGCGAAAGTCACAGTGCATGTGGGGGACGCCGTTTTTTCTGGCGTTGCCGCCACACACGAGTACATGCCAATGCGGATAGGCCGCAATGGAAACAGGGTCCCAAGCGGGCTATGGGCGAGCATGCCTGCAGTGATGATTGCCAAATGCGCCGAGGCCCTTGCTCTGCGCAAGGCTTTCCCGCAAGACTTGTCTGGTCTTTATACCGCTGAGGAAATGGATCAGGCAGATAGTTCCACACATGGAACAGCCACAATTCGCCAGATTCAAAAACCCGATGCTCAGCCTCGCATAGATTTCGGCAGGCTTCGCCACGCCATGACCGCCGCCAACGTGGACCCGTCCACCATGATCGCGTTCGCCTCCGACGTGCTGGGACGCCACATCGACAGCGGAGCCGACCTGTCACAGGACGACGCAGACCGGATCGCCGAAACGTTGGAGGACGATGTGCGCCGCGCCAAAAACGACCACCCCGCCGGAGGTGGCGTCGACCAGAACACTGGCGAGATCACCCCAGAAACCGAGGCAGAACACGCCAGCGGTGAAATACCCACCACACGTGAGGAGAACGAAAAGTGAGCGGGGAAACACCCATCACCATCATCGGGAATTTGACTGCTGCCCCGGAGCTGCGATTCACCCAGTCCGGGGTTCCGGCGGCGAACTTCACCGTCGCCTCCACGCCACGCAGCTTCGACAAACAGTCTGGCCAGTGGGTGGACGGTGAGCCCTTGTTCATGCGCTGCACCGTGTGGAGACAGCATGCCGAGCATGTCGCCGAATCACTGTCCAAGGGGATGCGGGTGATCGTGCAAGGCAACCTGCGCGCCAACCAGTGGACCGACAAGCAGGGCGGAAAGCGCACCTCCTACGAGATCGATGTGCAGGAGGTGGGGCCGTCGCTGCGCTATGCCACCGCCCAGGTGTCCAAGGCCGACCGCGGCAACAACTTTGGGCAGCCCCAGGGCGACCATCCAGCAGCCGGCGGCGCAGGCATGTGGACACAGCCCCAGACGGGCTGGCAGCAGCCCTCCACCGACCAGGCACCGTTCTGATCCACCACCAACCCACGGGGCGGCCTCACAGCGGGCCGCCCCACCTTCACGACAAGGAAATCATCATGGCCTACCAACACGATATCCAGAATGCCTACGACCACATCAAACGAGCTCAGCGGTACTTCAACGCCTGCTGCGCCTTCGAAATCTCCCGTAAGGGGTCGCAGTGCTCCATGAGAGCTGGGCAGGAGGCCGACAGTGCCGCATATTGCATCGACCATTCGTGCCGGGAAGCCTATCTTTCCGACCATCTGTACACGGCAGCGGTGATGGCCCGCGCCATTGGCAAGCTGATGTGGGTCCTGGAGGACGGGTTCGCGAACGGCAGGAGCACTGGACTTGCGCCCACCATGTACGCCGCTTCCGAACTCATCGTCCAAACCCTCGACCATCTCGACGCCTGGCTCAAAGACTGGCGGGAGGCTGCAGATGAGCAGGCATGAAATCACCGTCGATGTGCCAGACAGTCTGTGGATGACCTCCAACATGCGCCTGCACTGGGCGAAAAGGGCCGAACGCTCCCGGGGGCTGCGCCATCTTGGCCTGTGGGTCGGGCGCCATGTGCCCGCCATGGCCCGCGCCCACATTGTGTGCACCATCGCCTACCCCGGCGGCGGCAGGGCAGACCCGGCCAACGCCTGGCCCACCATCAAGCCGCTTGTCGACGGCATGGTCGACGCCGGAATGCTGCCCGACGACAACTCTCACTGCCTCATCGGCCCCGACATGCGCCGCGCCCCACACCGCGCCCCGAAACACCACCACCACATCACCTTCACCATCGAGGAACTCGACCATGAATGACCCCGTGCACCACCCGTCGCACTACGACGGGCCACCCTGCCCCCACTGCGGAACCCCAATGGAAACCCGATATGTGGTGGAGGATCTGCCATTCTTCCGAGGCAACGCCATCAAATACCTGCTGAGGGCTGGAAGAAAAGAAGGGGCACCCGAAACACAGGATCTAGAGAAGGCCGCCCAATGTGTCCAATTCGAGATCGAACGCATCACCAGGAAGGAGACGAGATGAGCAACGTCACCCTTGACCCGCGCATGCTACTCGACCCACAGATCATGCAGCTGGAAAACAACGACTTGGCCATCTGGATCAAATGCCGACTCTGGCTCGCTCTGTGGGACGACCAGAGCACCTACATTCCCGACGATGTTGTACAGCGCCTCTCCGGGCTGGACAGCTTCGACAGTGACGCCTTCGAGCGTGTCTCAACGTGGCTCACCAAACTTGGTCTCTGGGAGCGCAGCATTGACGACGCAGGATGGATCCTCAACACGATGGGTGCAGACCAGTGACCGGGCTGAGCAACACCTATTTCAAGCTGTACAACTCCATCCTCATGGATGTGAAGTTCATGGGGTTGTCGCGTGATGCCATGGCCATCTGGACGCTGTGTGCGGTGTGGTGTTCGGCGAATCTGACCGATGGGCGCATCCCTGAGCAGGTGGTCAACCACATGTGTCTGCTCTACCCGCCACTGGAGTTATCCACAGGCTCTGTAGCAAATGCTAAAGCAATTGCTAGCGATTTGCTTGACCATGGCCTCTGGGAAGAGGTCGATGGTGGCTACCGAATGCACGACTGGGCCGACTATCAGAACACCAGGGAGGAGGTTGAGCACATCTATGAGGTGCGGAGGGAGGCTGGAAGCAAGGGTGGCAGAGCGAAAAAGGCTAACAGTGTTCAATCCGCTCTGACTAGGAATGACAGGGAGTTATCCACAGGCTCTGTAGCAAATGCTAAAGCAAATGCTGTAGCAAAATCGAAGCAAAACGTAGCAAACGGTAAGCAAACGTGTAGCAAAACGTACCCAGATACAGATACAGATACACCTACCTCCTCACTTCGTTCGTCGGTAGGGGGTCCGGGGGGAGGTGCTGACAGCGAGCATCCGCTGGTACCCGCCCCGGTCGATGACGCGTCCGCTGGCGCGTCCGCCGCGCCCCCAGCGAGACGAGACGACACGAAACCAGCGAAAGGCAGTCGACTGCCAGACGGCTGGACACCCAGCCGCACCGAGGCGAACCTGAGAGCCGAGGACAAAACCGGCGGCGGCCCCGGCTGGCTGACAGACCAGCTGGAACGCTTCCGCGACTACTGGACCGCCCAAGCCGGCACCAAGGGCGTCAAACGCGACTGGGACGCCACATGGCGCAACTGGATCCGACGATCAGCCACCGACTTCCAGCCACCACAGCAGCAGATGAAATCCCGACACCAGCAGGAAACCGACGCCTGGTACGCCCGGACCCAAGCCCGAATCGAAGCCAACGACGGCAAAAACCCGCTTCTGGAACTCATCGAAGGCACATGACATCCAGCCATCCAGCCCCGAATGGCCCTGAGAGTTCTCACAGGTGGCCGTAGAGCGCCTAACAGCCCCGCCCCCGTACAAAGAGACCCCCAACGATTTCTAGGCCGTCAGAAACGCACACAGGAAGGATCAGCAGTGAACGTCTCCGAAACCGCAGAACTCATCCGACTCATCCAAGCCCTCTGCCCAGCCCAAAAAAACGACGAATACATCGCCGAAACCTGGCACCTCATCCTCGAACCCATCGACTACACCGACGCCGTACGAGCCATCAAAAACATCGGAACCACCAACGACAAACGACCCATGTTCATCGACCCCCGCATGATCTACAACGAAGCCAAAACCATCCGACAAAACCGCCGCAACAAAGCCAACCCCACCCCAACAGACAACAACCGGCCACCCACAAACCCAGCCGAATACTGCGAATGGATGCGCAACCAAAACCACCAACAAGCACAACTAGAAAAACACCAATACACCCAAAACCACACCATCACCTACTAACCAAACACCAAAGGACACAACCATGAACACCACCCCAAAAACCACCAACCACCAACACTGCAACGTCAAAAAACGCAACGGAAAACACTGCAAACAACCAGCAGGATGGGGCACAAACCACGTCGGATACGGCGCCTGCAAACTCCACGGAGGAGCACTACCCTCATCAGTACGATCCGCAGCCCGCAAAAAACTCACAGCAGAAATAGACGGACAACTCCACACCGAAACAATCCAACCCATCCAAGACCCGGCAAAACAAATACAACTAGTAGTCGGAGAACAAGTCGCATTCCTCAACCTCGCCCGGGCAAAACTAGAAACAATCACCGAACAATGGGAATACCAAAACCCCATCTCAGGAACCGAAGAAATCCGGGCCGCAATCCACGTGTATGAACGTGCCCTCGAACGCGCCGAAAAAGGCCTAGCCAACCTCATCAGGCTAGGCATCGAAACCAAAATCGCCCGATCCCAACAACTCACCGCAGCAGCCAACATCGCCTGGGCAACAACCCTCATCCAAAACGCCCGCAACCACCCAGACACAGACCCCAACCAGCTCCTACTGGAGGCCCTCAATGACCAGTGACACCCCCACCTGGATCCCCCGCAACAACCCCCGCAGCCGCCTACAACAACTCCCCCACCTCATCGACCACATCACCGACTCCGGCGGGAAACCATCCACCACCACCAGCCCACACAGACACAGCATCCCCGGATCCAAACCACCCATCCCAGCCACCATCCTCGACCTCACCGGCCCCCACCCGGCCCTACTCCGACTCCTCCACACCGACGCCACCGCAATCCTGTGCCCCACCCTGTACTGGCACACACCCACCAGCTGGCGACACGAAACCGACCTGTGCCTCCACCACTGGGACACGGACACCACCGATGACGACTGGCAGCACATCACCACCACCATCAACCACATCTACAACCAAGCCACCCAAGCCGCCCACATCACACCACCCACCCTCATCCCATGCCCCCAATGCGGAGCACCCATGGACACCACCGGCACCGGACCAAAAACCATCCTCACCTGCCAAAACCAGTCCAGCCACCAACTCCCAGGACCCCACCAACTCGAACACCGATGGCGACACCACCCCGCCATGACCAGCACCGACCTATGCCAACAACTCCCCGGGCTCACACCAAACCGCATCAAACACTGGACAAAAACCGGGCGGCTCAAACCACACACAAAAGGAGGAGGACGCGGAAACCCCAACACCTATTTCCCCTGGGATATCCTCGAATGCATGTGGCCAGAAATCATCGCCGCCATAAACATGCGCGACAATGATAAACTAGGTGACAACTGAGGAACAGCTGCACCCAAAAACAGGAGCGGATAGGCGGGGGAGCCACACACACAATGGCCACACTTCAACTCGACCCCGCCACCCTCAACGCCATGCGCCAACTGTTGCAAGGCAAAAACCGGAAATGGGCCACCCCCGGCGACATGGCCCAACACCTCGACCCCGACACCATCCAAACCCCCGCCCTCCAACTCATCGACCAAACACTCATCGACACCACCAACACGACTGATGGGCGCGCCATAATCACCCTGCCCCCACAAGAAGGCAAATCGCAGCGCGTCTCACGCCGCTACCCCCTGTGGACCCTCACCCACAACCCCAACACCCGCATAGCCATCGTCTCCTACAGCCACGCCGTCGCCCGACGCTGGGGGCGCACCATCAGAGACGACATCACCACACACCCCGACCTCGGACTCACCATCCGCCCCGACCTGTCAGCCCAACACGAATGGCAACTCGCCGAGGCACAAGGCGGCGTCTACACCACCGGAATCGGCGGCAGCCTCACAGGACGACCCGTCGACCTCCTCATCATCGACGACCCCATCAAAGACCGCGAACAAGCAGACTCCACCATCTACCGCAACCGCGTCTGGGACTGGTGGACCGACGTCGCATCCACCCGCCTCGCCCCAGGCGCACCAGTCATCCTGATCCTCACCCGCTGGCACCAAGACGACCTGGCAGGACGCCTCCTCAACGCCCCCGACGGCCACCGGTGGAAACTCCTCAACATCCCCGCCCAAGCCGAAACCAGCAACGACCCGCTAGGGCGCAAACCCGGCCAGTGGCTCCAATCCTCCCGCCGCCGAACCACCAAACAATGGGAAGCCATCAAACAACAAGCAGGCTCCCGCACCTTCAACTCCCTCTACCAAGGACACCCCTCACCACCCGGCGGAACCATCTTCAACCGCGACCACTGGATCATCGACCCACACCCCACATGGCAATCCGACAACAACCAGCAACACTGGGTGCCTAGCGGGCAAGTGTTCACCTCATGGGACCTCACCTTCAAAAGCGGCGAACACACAGACTGGGTCGTCGGACAAGTCTGGCAACACGACGGCGCAGTATTGCGCCTCCTCGACCAGGCACGAGGCCGCTGGAGCTTCACAGCAACCTGCCAACACATGCAGCAACTCGCGGCACGCTGGCCACAAGCCACCGCCCACCTCGTCGAAGACAAAGCCAACGGCCCAGCCGTCATCGACGCCCTACACCACACACTCCCCGGACTTGTCCCAGTCCAGCCACAAGGCGGCAAAGAATCCCGCGCCAACGTCGTCCAACCCCTCGTCGAAGCAGGAAACGTCCACCTCCCCGGCTACGAACCATGGTGCGACGACCTCATCGAAGAATGCGCCGGATTCCCCAACGCCACCCACGACGACCAAGTCGACGCCCTCACACAAGCCCTCACCTGGGCAACCATCACCAGACGCCGCAAAGGCAACACGTTCACACCACTCGGATAGGAGTCATCTGGCCCATGAGTATCCTCACAGACGCCATCACACAATGGGCCAACAGGCAGCCTGCATACCGGCTGCTGCACGACTACTATCGCGGCAACCACCAGCTACGCTTCGCATCCCGCGACTACCTGACGAAACAAACCCAGAAACTGTTGACCGACACGGTCATGTCGCTGCGAGAAAACCTGTGCCCCGCCGCCGTCACCGCATTCACCGACGGCATCGCCATCCAGCAGTGGACCACCACCGATGATGGCCTCGACAACGACGGGGCCGCGAAACTCCACGGACTGTCCCGGCTAGAAGGCTTCATCGACCGGGCCGGTTTCATCTACGGAGACGCCTACGCGATTGTGTGGCCCAACAGCGACGGCATCCCCTCCCCCGTGTTCTGCGACCCCACCACCATGGCCGCCCAGCCCGACCCAGATGACCCCTCCCAGCTGGCATGGGCCGCCCGCATCTGGACCGACGACGACTACGGCCGCGCCAACCTGTACCTGCCAGACCGTTTGGAGCGTTGGATCACCAAAAACCGAATCGGCGGAGACATGCCCACCAGCGACGACGCCTGGACCGGCTGCACCGATGATGACGGAGACACCATCACCCACCCATTCGGCACCGTCCCCGTCTGCTGGTGGAAACGCGACCCAGAAGACCACATGAGCCACGGCCACTCCATCCTCACCGACGTCATCCCACTACAAGACGCCCTCAACAAAACACTGGCCGACCTCATCATCACCACCGAAACATATGCCAGACCCTTCTACGCCCTGCTCAACCACGACGTGGAAGAAACCATGCGCAACCCCTATGCCCCCACCCCCACCAGGACGGCCTCCAGTCAGGGAATCAACTTCGACAAACAGCAAATCTGGGCAACCAACGGCCCCGGCCCGCTGCTGCGTTTCGACCCTCCAGACCTCACCCCACTGCTGAAAGTACAGGACGCGTTCGCCGCGAAAATCGCCCGCGTCGTCGGCATCCCCTACCACTACCTGTCCCAAACCTCCGGCGATGTGCCCTCCGGGGAAGCCCTCCGCATCCTCTCCACCAGACGCACCGCCACCATCCGGGCATGGCAGCGAGACGCCGAACCCGTCTGGAACGGCCTCCTCCAACTGCTGGGAGTCGAACCAGGAATCCAATGGGCAGAACCCATGCCACTCGACCCCCTCGAACAACTACAGGTCGCCCAAGCCAAACAACAGTTGGGCTACTCCCTCGTCGACATTGTTCACAGCCTGGACGAACCAGACCCGGAAGGTGTTGTGCAGAGAGCCACCGACCAACAAGCCCAATCCGCGGCGGCCGCCGGACGCGCCCTCATGAACGGCACCATCAACTATGACAGCTAACCAGCGCACCCTCACCGAGCTGCTACGTCAGCGCCATGTGATCGACCGTCTCCAAGACGATCAGACACGGATGCTCGCCCAACACTGGGCACACACATGGGACGCCATCGAATCCGAACTGCGCACCACCACACTCGCCCTCGCGCAACTCGACGACGACTCCAAAGCTTCGGCTGCAATCCGCAACGTCAAAGCCAGAGACGCCCTCGCCATCGCCGCCGACGGCCTCACCGACTGCCTCGCCACCTCCAACCTGAACGCCGCAGATGTGGCACGCCGTCTCATCGCCCAAGCCACCTCCGATCAGGACGCGCTCATCACCACCCAGCTACCGGCCGGGCACACCATCAACCTCGCCTCGGTGGACGCCCGACAAATCGATGCGATCATGCGGCGCACCCTCGACCAGATCACCGTGCGCCACTGGCACCTCAACAAGGCAGCCACCGCATCCATGAAGCGAAACCTGGCTGTCGGTGTCACGCTGGGCCGCAACCCGAAACAGGTTGCCGAGCACATGGTCAACGCCGTGCAAGGCGACTTCGAGGGAGGACTCGCCAGAGCCCTCGTCATCGCACGAACCGAACAACTCGACGCCTACAGGGCCGCCGCGCAAGCCCACCACAACAGCAACCGTGGCGTGCTGCAAGGATGGCAGTGGTACGCCGAGCTAGACCATCGCACGTGTGCCTCCTGCATCTCCCACCATGGAGAACTCCATCCCCTCGACGACCCCGGCCCCCTCGACCACCACCAAGGCCGATGCTCCCGCCTCCCCGTCACCAAAACATGGGGCCAACTCGGGTTTGACGACATCGACGAACCCCCCACAGCACTGGACGAGGACTCCGGATACCAATGGTTCCAAAACCAGCCGGAAACCATGCAGAAAAACATTCTCGGCCCCAAAAGATACGACGCCTGGACCGGCGGAAGATACCCTGTAGACGACTGGACCATTCGCAAACACCACTGGTCACGCGACGAAAACGGGAACCTAGTTCAGGACTGGCGAGACTCCTACCATGTAGGCCCAGTAAAAACCCCATAAACCTCGACATGAAAGGTTAATCCGAGATGGACGACACCACCACAGAAACCGAAGAAACAAATACCACCAATGATGCTAAACTGGGTGGCGACAACGGCACCACTGACACCAATAGCGAGACGCCAACAAGTGCCAGTGAAGGACGCGGATCCAAAAACGCGGTCCTAGCCGACCTCGCCCGGGAACGCGACAAGCGCCACCAGCTCGAAAAGCAATTCGCCGAATTCCGCGACGGACTCGGCAAAGCCCTGGGTTTGACTCAAGACGAGCAGCCCACCCCAGAACAACTCACCAGACAGTTGGCAGAGTCTCAGGCGGCCACCCGTGCAGCCCAAACACAGCTGGCAGTCCTGCAGAATCTGCCAGACGGTGTGGACAGGGAAGCCCTGCTCGACTCCACCGCCTTCCACAAGGTGATCTCCGACGCGACGCCGGACACGATCGCCGACACCATCAACACGTTCGTTGAGCAGCACCCCCGCTTCAAGACGAAGCCCGCCGGGATGCGCGACCTCAACACCCCCACCACCACATCTGACCCTGTCGACCCGATCGCCGCGGCCCTCACAGCTGCCGTCGGGTCACGACACCGATAAGGAGACCCAGCCATGGCTGTCACCAAGCCCACCGTCACCACCGATTTCGCCGGATATTTGCAGCCACACATGGCGCAGGCGTTCTTCGACGAGGCCGCGAAACGCTCCGTTGTCCAGCAGCTCGCCCGCAAGGTGCCGCTGGGCATCTCCGGGGAGACCGTGCCGATCGTCACATCCAAGCCCACCGCATCGTGGGTTGCCGAAGCCGGCCAGAAGCCCGTCACCAAGGGTGAAGTGGGCCTGCTGAAGATGGAGCCGAAGAAGCTCGCCGCGATCACCGTCGTGTCTGCCGAGGTGGTGCGTGCCAACCCGGCCAACTATGTGAACCTGTTCAAGACCGACATTGCCGAGGCTTTCGCCCAGGCCTTCGACGCCGCCGTGTTGCATGGCACCGACTCCCCGTTCACCCACAACCTGGACGAGACGAAGAAGACGGTGCAGCTTGGCAAAACCTCCGCCAACCAGGGTGGCGTTTACGGGGACGCGAATCTGGCAATCACGAAGCTCGTCGAGAATGGCCGCAAGCTCACCGGCTGGGCGTTCGACTCCGCTGCAGAGCCCATGCTTAACGGCTCCTATGACACCACGGGCAGGCCTATCCTGACCGAACCTGTCTACAATGATGCCGCCCTGGCCTCCGCACGGCTGCTGGGACGCCCCGCCTACCTGGGTGATGGTGTTGCCACCACTGACCGCAAGACCGTGATCGGCTACGGCGGCGACTGGTCCAAGGTCATCTGGGGGCAGGTCGGTGGAATCACCTACTCGGTTTCCACCGAGGCCACCGTCAAGATCGGCGGCGACATGGTGTCCCTGTGGCAAAACAACCTGGTCGGCATCCTTGCAGAGGCTGAGTTCGGCTGCATCATCAATGACCCGGAAAACTTTGTGAAGTTGACCGCAAACGCCCCCGCCCCGGCAGGCAGCGGATCCTGACACCGGAGTAGCAAGCCGCCCCTAGAGGAACATCAAGACGTGCAGGGGTAGACGGTGTTCCTCTAAGGGGTTTTAAAACCCAGTATCCCCCGGGGGTGGATGTGGACAAACAGCAAACCATCGAGTTCATCAATGGGCTGATGCGGGACACCCGCCTGCCATCCGGGGCGGTGTCTGAATGTGTCGACTCTGCCGCCATCCCCGACGATCAAGGTCATCTTCCCGGCACCCCGGAGTGGCAGCCCACCTTCGACCCGTGGTGGGCCGCCGCCGACGCCGCCCTCCTGGCAGCCTCTCTTGCAGGCGACCAGCTGACGCACGTCACCTCCGAGGGAACAACCATGATCATCAACCCCCGAGACTGGGAGAAAACAGCGGCCATGTGGCGTCGCCGATCCCAGATTTGGGCGGATGCGCACCGTGACGGGTTCACTCTGCTGCAGGTCGACAGCCACCCGCCATATGCCCCAACAACAGATCTGTATCGCGACGGCACTGGACGGTGGGAGGAGGAGCTGTGGAGTTGACTGCCCTGGTGGATGAGGCGCGCCGCTGGCACCGACAGTTGTACACCGACCGTTGCGTCATCACCCGGAAAACCGGAACGGACATTGACGATGCCGGTGTGGAGCACGACACCATGACTCCTGTCGCCGACACGGCATGTCTGGTGCAGCGCATCAACGCACAGGCATCCGATTCTTCTACGGCGGGTGATCCAATCCGGGTTGCCACCCACGTGTGCAAAACACCTATCGACACGGACATTCGCCCCGGAGATCATGTGACCGTGACCGCATCACACGACACCACCAACATGAGAACTTGGTATGTGGTTGATGTGGAGCAGCAGAGCTGGGCGGTCACAAGGAAAGCGTATTTGGTGGGATCATGGCGTTCACCGTCGACACCTCACAGCTGAACAAACTATCCACCGATCTGGGCAGAACCGGAGTAAACGCCACCCGGAAAGCGGCGGAGGCGGTCCGCAAGTCCGCAGCGGAAGTAGAGCGGGCCAGCCAGCAGCGATGCCCTGTTGACACTGGGGCGACCCGCAATTCCATCCACGCAAGCATTTCTGCAGGTGGCACGGCTGCCGAGATCGGCCCCACCACCAACTACGCCCCCTACCTTGAATGGGGCACGCGGCGCATGGAGGCACGACCGTTCATGCGTCCCGCGCTGGACGAGGTGACACCCGGATTCGTCCGCGCCATGGAACAGATTGGAGGTGGATGGTTTGACTGACGACATCGCCACCGCCATCTGTGGCCTGGCACCGGGAACCGTGTTCGATCAGCGCATCGACGGCGACCCCGACTATCCGTACACGATCGTCACCGTTCAGAGCGCTGCTCTCACAACCACGTTGGGGGATCGTCCCCTGTGGCACGTCACCATCGATGTGATGTGCGTGTCCAACAATCCGGCAGGCTGCCGGCTCCACACCCGACGTGTCGTCGACGTCTTAGATGGGGCACGCATCGACGGCTGGCGTCTCACACACACCGGCGGCGGCCCCGTCCTCGCCGACCGTGGCGATCCCACCGACTCGTGCTGGACATGCACCACAGAATTCACCATCACCACACCAAGGAGAATCCCATGACCGACTGGGTGCGTATCGCAGACGCCACCTGCCAGAGAACCGTCCCCGCCAACGCCATCCCCGACGGGGCGAAAGTGCTAGACGACCATCTCGCCTGCGACAACCAAGGCCGCCCCCTCCCCACCAAACCACGCAACACCACCCCAACAGCAACCCGCAAGAAGGAGAAGTGACCATGCCTGTTTCCGTGTACAACCCTGAGGGCATCGAAACGATCGAGAATTCCAAGCTGATGCTGGTCCCCTCGATCAAGAATCTGGATGCCGCAACCGTCACCGAGCTGAAGGCGGGCACCGAAATCACCTGTGCCCTGCGTTCGTTTGAGTCGTCCTCGGATGCCTCCGAGTCGGAGGACAAGCGTATTTGCCGCCGTGACGCCGGTAAGCGACCCGGCCCTGTCACCTATGGCCTGTCTGACACCGACATCATCATCGACGACCCGCAGAAGGACGACGAGGTGATCGCCGGCTTGGAGCCGGGTGTTCACACGATCATCGTCGAGTTCCCGAATGTGAAGCCCGGATCGGAAATCACCGCCGGACAGAAGTATTACGCCTGGAAGTCGACGGTGAAGACGAAGACGCCGGGCAAGCTGTCCACCGATGACGGTGAAATGTTCACGATGAATGTGGGCTGGTCTGTGACCGGCCGCACCCTGAACGGCAAGGTCACCGGGGCAGCCTGACAAGTCTGGTGGCCTTCCAAACATTTTTCTGTGGGGTGCCGTTTGGGAGGCCACCACCCCTCAACCCCTTGGCACCCCCCAAACTTTGCTGTAGGAGACACCCCAACATGACTGGCACCCCAACCGACATGCGCACCCTGATGCAGGACTATGTGTCCGGCCTCAACCGTCCCACGAAACATGTGGACATTTGCCTCGACCCGAAAGCCGCCCAGGCGTGGAAACAGGCCGACGAAGAGCTGACAGCCGCCCAGGCGGAAGCCGACGACACCGACAATGGGTCTGGAGGCACCATCGGGCAGGCGGCAGCGGTGAAGAAGCGTCTCAACGCCGCCGTGAAGAGCGAGAAGACGGCCCGGGGCAGGCTGGCTGATGCCACGATCCGGCTGGTGTTCACCGGGCTGACCACCACAGCATGGAACGATCTCGTCGACGAGCTGCGCCGTATCGACGACGAGGAGCAGCGGGCCACCATCGAGCAAGTCAGGCTGCCCCGGGCATGCCTCACCAAAGCCACCACCATTGACGGGGAGGACGCCGGAATCAGCGGAGACGACCTGAACCGTCTGCTGGACAATCTTCCCCCGGCTGACGTGTCACGATGCTGGGCCGCCTCGATTGAGGCATGCACGGAAACAATCGACCTCCCTTTCTGAGACGGGCCGTCACCGATCCGCAGATTCGCCGCGACATCGACCACGCCAAGGATTGGGCCATAGCACCCACCGTCTACTGGGGACGCAGCACCGGGCCCCGGTGGACGCCGGAGGATCGGGCTGTCATCGACGCCCTCGACGATTACGAGGCCACCCTGTGCCCCGGGTGTGGCCAGCCCATGTCCAGCCATGACGGGAAAACCGCAGCCGACTACACGGCGGCCGCCATCACCTGCCCATCGCTGCAGGCGCTGGACCGGGATCAGGTGGCCCAGGCGCGACGCGACGGCCACACAGACCAGAAACCCGACCCGGAGAGAGCTCGCCGCTGGATCCACGGCGACCGGAAACACATCACTGAATGGGCAAAACAATTCCAGTGACACACCACACATGAAGGAGACGTTGTGGCTGACAAAACCGTGACAGTGAAGCTGAACGCCGACACGCACGGCTTCACCGCCGCCATGGCCCGTGCAGCCACCGCCTCCAAACAGCTCGGAAGCCAAGTCAAGGCCCACGGAGCCGATTTCGACAGGATGGCATCCGCATCCACCAAAGCAGGTTTGGCCGTCACAGCAGGGGTCGGTGGGGCCGTCAAGGCCGCCGTCGACTGGGAATCCGCCTGGACCGGTGTGCAAAAGACCGTCGACGCCACCCCGGCACAGTATACACGGCTGGAAGGGCAGCTGCGCTCCCTCACCAGTGTGCTGCCAGTGTCGCATCAGGAGATCGCCGGTGTCGCCGAGGCAGCCGGCCAGCTGGGCGTGAAACAGCAGGATGTGGCCAAGTTCACCTCGACGATGGTCAAACTGGGCACCGCAACCAACATGACATCAGAAGAGGCTGCCACCTCATTGAGGCAGTTCATGAACGTCATGGGCACCGCCCCCAAGGACGTGGACCGGCTCGCCTCCACCGTCGTCGACCTGGGCAACAACTCTGCCACCACCGAGCGCGACATCGTCGAGATGGGGCAGCGGCTCTCCGGCACCGGAAAGCAGATGCGCATGTCCGAACCGCAGGTGATGGCTTTCGGGGCCGCCATGGCGTCGGTCGGCATCAACGCCGAGGCGGGCGGCACAGCCATGTCCCGCAACTGGATCAAAATCGACAAGGCCGTCCGCTCCGGCGGGCAAAGCCTGCAAACCATGGCGCAAGTGTCCGGCATGTCGGCAGCCCAATTCAAAAAAGCATGGCAGACCGACGCCGCCGGGGCAACAAACGCCCTGATCGAAGGTTTGGGGCGCGCCTCCAAATCCGGCCAGGACGTGTCGAAACTCCTCGACCAGATGGGCATCAAAGGCCAATACCAAACCGATGCGATGAAACGTCTCGCCGGCGCATCGGCCGGGGCCGGCAACGCCCAAGACCAGCTGGCAGACTCCCTGAAAATCGCGGGGCAAGGCTGGTCACAGAACACGGCGTTGGAAGAGGAGTTCGGCCGCCGCCAGCAGACGACTGCTTCGCAGATGCAGCTGGCCATGAACCGTATCAAGGATGCCGCTATCAACGTGGGTCAGGCGGCCCTCCCAGTGTTGGGCAGGGCGGCGCAAAAGGTGTCCGGGTACGCCGACCGGTTCGCCAAACTGTCTCCTCGCACGCAGGAGATGATTTTGAAGATTGGTGCACTCGGCGGCGTGTCGCTGATCGCGGCAGGTCAGGTTGGCAAGGTGGCGCGCGCCTTCAAGGATGTTGGTCTCGCGGTGAAGGCGATACGCGCCATCGGCGGTATCGCTGGGGCGTTTGCTGGCATTGGTGGACCGGCTTCTAAGGCGGCCGGTGGTGTGACCGCCGCAGGCAAGGCCATGTCTGGGGTGGGCGGGGCTACCGCAGGACTGTCTGGCAAACTGTTTGGTGTTGCCGCCGGGCTGGGTGCTGTGGCAGTGGCATGGGCACATCAGCATGACGCCGACTGGGCGGCCAACATTGACAGGCAGCTGGGCTCCACCACCGAATGGGCGGAGCAGGCGAAACTCGGCATTGTCGACCTTGACGACAAGCTGAAGCAGGTCAACGATGGCGGTTTCGGCCCGCTGCGTGAAAACCTGACCGGCCTCGGTGATGCCATGAACCGTGCATCCGGGGCAAACCGGGGATTTTGGCAGCGGCAATCTGACCATTTGGCGCATTTCGTGGGTGCCAACGCCGATTTGACGGAACAGTCGAAAGCCCAGATGGCGAAATACGACGAGGCCATCTCCCAGTTCGCCTCGTCGCATGCCTGGAATGATCTGCAACGCAACTGGACACAGATCTCCGACATGGCCAAACACAACGGCATATCGGATGACCGGCTGATGTCGCTGTTCCCGAAGGTACAGGCAGGGCTGGCAGACACGGCGAAACAGCTGGGTGTCACCGGCCTGTCAGCCCGGGAATACGCCGGCTGGCTGCGTGGAGAAATCCCGTCGTCGGTGAACCGGGCTGCTGTGGCAAACGAGAAACTCGCTAAATCGTTGGGGATCGTCCCCGACAAGAAGCGTGTCCAGCTGGAAACCGTCATCAAGGGCGGCAAGAAAGGCGAGGTTGAGGCCCTCAATAGGGAGATTCTGAAGCTCCCCAAGGACAAGCAAACCCGGGTGCTGGCAACAGCTAAAACCAAGGGTTTCAAAGAGGCCATGGCGCAAGCCAAGGACTTGGAGAAGCAGGCCAAAGGTTTGCAGGAGACCACCAAACATGGTGTGAAGCTGGAGGCCAAGGGCGGTATCACATCGGCGCAGGTGCATGCCATGCGTCAACAGCTGGAGGGACTGTCGAAGGCGGCCGCCAAGGAGGTGGCGCTCAAGTTCAACACCGGCGACCTCGACGGCGCGAAGCGGAAGCTGCAGGAGTTCCAGAACACGGTGCGCACCACCGCCACGAAGGCTGGTGTGAAGCTGGAGATCAAGGGTGCCACCACCGGGGATCTGGAGCATTTGCGCGCCGAGATGGACAAGCTGCCCAAGGAGAAGCAAGTCCAGATCGCCACCACCGCGAAAACCGACGGTTTCGACAAGGCCATGGGGCAAGCAACCCAATTCCAGCAGCAGATCGCCGGAATCACCAGGTCCACCAAGGATGGTGTGACGGTGAAGATCAAGGGTGTCACCGACGCCACCCAGATCACCGCACTGAAAACCGACATGGAGCGGCTGACCACCCAGGATCAGAAGAAGGTTTCCCTGATCGCCGAAACGCAGGGGCTGGAACCGGCCCGGCAGGCGATCGACGACATCCGACGCTCGTACGGCCGCATCTCGGATTCCGCCCCCATCAACATGAAAGCCACGGTTCAGGGCGGCGCGGAAAAGCAGCTGACGGTTTTGGATCAGCATGCCACCGAATTGGATGGCAAGAATGTTTTGGTGACCACTTCCGCCCCGGACGCGTACGGCACGATGGTGGAAATCGACGGCATCAAATACAAAGTGGACGAGTTGGAGGGCCAGTCGGTTCTCATCCCACTGGGTTTGAAGAACACGGATGGCACCTATGACGGTTTGAAGAAAACGGATGCCAAGGTTCAGGAGTTGGATGGCAAATCTGCCACGGTGAAGCTGAACCTGCCGAACACCGGAGACACCGAGGGGAAGCTGAACAGGGTTGGCAAGGCTGCTGACCGGTTGAACGGCAAGAAAGCGACGGTTCACACGTCGGCACCGTCGGCTGGACACACCACCTCGCTGCTGGGACGAATCATGTCTGCAGCAGGACGAGTGTCTGCGAAAAGAGCCATGGTGCGCACTTCCGCCCCGGGCGCTACTCAGGCGCACGGCCTGCTGAATCGTGTCAGGTCGATGGCTTCTCAGGTGGCCGGGAAGCATCCTCGTGTGGTCACCTCGGCCCCGGGTGCGACGAAGGCCACCGGTTTGGTGCGTGCCGTCGGCAAGGCGGCGGATTGGGTGAACGGTAAGCATGCCCGGGTGACCGCCTCCGCCAACACGGGCAGCGCCAGATCGGCGCTGAACGCCCTGACGCGTCCTCTGCGCACCACGGTGACCGCAGTAGTGCACACCGTAGGCAATGTGGCCTCCGCAGTGAAGGGACTGTTCCACGCCAACGGGGGCATGTATGAGAGGCATGATCCGCAGATAGCCAAAGCCGGCGCCTACCGGGTGTGGGCAGAACCGGAAACAGAAGGCGAAGCATATATCCCGTTTGCACGGTCGAAGCGGGGCCGCTCCCGCATGATCGCGGCACAGGCCGTGCAGCGTCTGGGTGGTGCTGTGCAGTGGTTTGCGAACGGCGGCATCAGCGGGTCACAAGCCCGCATGATTCTCAACATTGAGGCGCGCCCCACGGGTGAGCTTGCCGACTTCACGGCGGCGGTGCGTGCCGCCGCCAACGCCACCAGGGCACGCGAGCGGGCCTCACGGGCATGGTGGAATGCACGCCGCCGCCACTCCAAAAACGAGAAGCGTCTGGCAGACGCCCTCTCCAAAGCCAAAGAGAATGAGAAAGAGGCCGCCGACAAGGCCAGGCAAGCCCAAGAGGCGCTGGCCCGTGCAGCAGCCCAGGCGGGCGACACGATGGCGAAGGACTACCGCGCCGGAGGATCATGGCAGGACTGGGCGGCATCCATGCGTGACGGCGTCAAGGAGCTCAGCCGGTTCCGGTGGCGTCTGGCGAAACTGCGCGGCATGGGCCTGTCACAGGACAACATCGACACGATCGCCGCCATGGGCCCCGGTGGAGCCCAGCTCGCCGGGGATGTGCTGGCGGGCGGGAAAACCGCTGTCAACAGCCTCAACAAGGCCTCCAACCAGTTGAAGCGCGTGTCCGACCAGCTGGGTTTGGTGACGATGACGCGCTACGCAGACGGCGGCTTCTCGTCCGGGCGCGGCGTCAGGGTGTGGTCGGAGCCGGAAACCGGTGGTGAAGCCTACATTCCGCTTGGTGTCGACAAGCGCGCCCGTTCCACCCAGCTGTGGTGGGAGACGGGCCGCCGCCTCGGTGCCATCCCGGCCACAGGGCAGCCGCGCCCCGCCACACCGCCGCCGGGCACCAGAGGCGGCTACGTCCCAGGTCCCCTCGACCTGTCCGGTCTGCACATCACCCTGTCGGTGCCCGGACTTGCCAACGCGGTAGACGCCAAGATCATCGCCGCCAACAAGGCGACGGCACGCAACCTTGTCAGGAGCCGATGAATGCATTTTGAGGCAACCGTAAAATACCAGCCGAATCCGCACATTCTGTTGGAACTCGACGGCATCCCGGAGGGTGCAGCCACGGTCACGATCTGGCGTTCCCCAGTCAATGGGACCGCCGATCCTGCGGTGGTGCGCGGCTACGACAACGCCCCGGTGTTCGGCAGCAAAGGTGTCTTCATCGACTGGGATTGCCCCATGCAAACCGGGGAGGTGTGGTGCCAGTACGCCTATGTGGCGAAAGTGTTCAACAGCCGGGGTGTCCAGCTGGCGGCTGAAAACGCCCCGATGATGTTTCCCCCCGTGATCGACGACGACTACGCATGGATAACCAACCCCTACCGGCCCATACAGGGCCTCTATGTGGCACTCATGCAGGGCACGGACGAAGCCACCGAATATCCGGCGGATGTTTTCCTGTCCACCCCCGGCTGGGTGACCGGTTTGCCGTCGGCTGCCGTGTCCAGACGCCGCCGTGGCGGCCATCGAACCCTCATGGTTCGTCTCGGCAACCTGGCACAGGCGGGGCTGTTGGAGAACCTTGTGTTGGATGCCCCGGTGTTGGTTTTGCGTGCACCGAATATGCGTCACCCGTATGGTGTCATGTTTCTCACCCCCACCTCGATTGCTGAGCATCGGGAGCGGGACTTCACCGACACACGGGAATATTTGGACGGCACCACGCCGGCTATTGTCGATGACGGCAGGGATTATGATACGGAATATGCCCCGGTGGAGTCTTCTCTCGGGGAGGAAACCACGTGGACGATCGAATGCGACGAGGTGGACGGCAGCCACATCCCCATTGTGGTGAACCCGTGGACCTACCACGACACGTCCCGCGAAGCCTCCACATACCAGAAACGTGCCACAAAATATCCGACCTATGCGGACGCCGTCCGGGGTGACCTGTGATGGGGTGGCCAGTCGACAACACATGGAAATCGATCGCCGCATCACCCCACGGGGTCACATGGCTCGTCACAGCCACACGGGGTGCCCGAACCCTATCGGCAAACATGGAGGTCACCGACGCCACCTGGACGGCCACATGGGACGGAAGCCAGGTCACATCGGAATGGAAGGGCAGCATCTGCGACCCGCTGCAAACCCTGTTCACACAGGACCCGCTGTGCGCGCTGGCACCGTGGGGGCAGCAGCTGCATGTCAGGGCTGCAATGGAAGCCGGGCGCACATGGCAGGCGGCATGCCCCATCGGGGTGTTCCGCATCGAGGAAACCTCGGTGTCGGATGGCGGCGCGTGGATCCTGCAAGGCATTTCTTCTGGATGGCGGCAGCCGGGTTTCACTGACCGGTTCGCCCCATCCGGGCAGCAGCTGGACACGACCGGCCGCGACATGCTGCAGCAGCTGGCCGACGAGAAATGGGTAACCGGGAAACATCCCCGAAACGTGGATGCACGCCAAGCCATGACACACATTGTGGACGGCACCGGTGTCCGGCTGGGCATGTGGCAGGACGACACGCGGATCCCCGCCGACATGGATTGGGGAAGAGACCGTCTCGAAGCGGCCCTCGCGGTGGCGAAAGCCGCCGGGAAAACATTGTGGTGTGACCGGGTGGGGGCGCTGCAGCTCGTCGACAACAACACCGGGCACACCCGGTGGGAGTTTTCCCCATCCGGCGATGTGGGGGTGTCGTGGATGCCGTCTGCCACTCGCGACGGTGTCACGAATGGCGCGGCGGTCCAAGCGGAGACGACGGGCTCCCGAATCGAAATTTGGGGTGCCGCCTACGACGAGACGTCGCCGCTGTCGTGGGGCGGCCCGTTCGGGCGCATCCCGGACATCACCACATCATCCACGGCGCATGCCACTGTGACGGCGAACCGTGAAGCCTCTGACCGGCTGCGGGCCGCCATGAAAGCCCGCACGGTCACCGTCCACATCACCGCCCCGGTGAATCCGGCCATCGACGTCATGGACACGGCTGTCATCACCGGCGAAGGTGTCGACATGACCGGAACCATCACCAAAATTTCTCTCTCCAACCGGATGGAGCTGGATGTTTCGATGCCATGGGAGCAGGTGTGGAATGCGTGACAATTTAGCGACAGCCATTTCCGTCTACACCCACGGGGGCAGCAGGGCGGGCCGGGGTGTGGTGGTCGACACCACCGCCGGTCCCGGCCTGGTCGATGTGGTGACCGCAGGGGTTGTCACCCCGGCGCGTCTCGACACCGACCTTGTCGTGTATA